GCTCCTCCTTAGCTCAGTTGGTTAGAGCATCTGACTGTTAATCAGAGGGTCACTGGTTCAAGTCCAGTAGGGGGAGCAAAAAAGGTAACGCACTTCCACTCAAAGCGTTACCTTTTATTTTTTAGTACGGAAATCCATTTGTAATTATCTTAAAACGACAAGGTAAACGGCAATCTAAAATAATTACATTATGGTAGTAAAAACACTCGACGGGTGTAGCTATTCCCAACTATGGGTATCCCCTGCCAACTGGCAAAAAGCTACTAAAAAAGACCTTGAGAAGGATTGGTACGTGCAATGCGTATTCTTCGACCCTCGTTTTGATAAGAAATATCCTAAGGGCTTTCCTTATAGAAAAAAGGCTAACAAGCCAACTACAGTAGAAGAGCGCAAGGCAATGGTATTATTCTTGCTCAAAAACATTCCTAAACAACTTGATGCTGGCTATAATCCCATACTCAAAAAGTACGTACAAGTACATAAAGAGGGGTTATATCCTGAATTGCACTTTATCGAGGCTTTTAGGCGTGCATTGGAAATAAAGGTTGGTACTAAAAAACACCTATACGAAATACAATGCGCTATCAATAGACTTGAAAAAGCAAGCGAAGCCCTCGATTTGCAGACGGTCAAAATAAAGGATTTGCGTAGGGTAGATTTGAAGCGTATGCTCGACTGGTTGCGACTATCCGACAAGTATTACAATAGGTTCGTGATATACTTTTCCAGCCTATTCCGTGAGCTTATAGAGTACGAATGCTGCGAGGCTAATATAACAAGAGATATATACCCTAAAAAGGTGATAAAAGAAGCTCGCACCATACTTACTGAAGAGGAACTAACAAAGGTAAAAAACCACGTGCGATTTATCAATCCTGATTTTTATAGGTATATGATGATCTTCCTATATTCAGGGGCGCGTAATACCGAACTTTTCAGATTACAACGCAAAGATGTAGATTTGGATAAGCAGGAGTTTGTAATACTGCTTGAAAAAGGCGGTCAGTATAAACGCTGTACAAAGGTGATACTTGGCCCTGCATTAGAACTTTGGAAAGAGATATGCAGCAAATGCAAAAGTGCTAACGACTATCTTTTTGCGCTCGATTTCGTTCCTAATAAGAAAATGGGGCATACCGAAATTATAACACGTTTTTGGAAACGACACGTAAAGGATAAATTAGGCATTGAAGCTGATTTTTACGCCCTTAAGCATTATATGCTTGATAATTTAGATAGCGATACAGCAATGTTGCTGGCTTCGCATACGAACCAAAGCACAACAGCTATCTACCAAGTGAATAAGGCTAAAAAAGATAGGGAACGGTTAAAACAATTAGAAATACAGATATAGAAAAAGCCCCAATATTGGGGCTTTTTTAGTTTATAGTTATTTTGGGTTTTAAGAATAGATTTTGCTTTAAGACATACCTCTGAATAACATCTTCAGGAAGAGCGAAAGCGTTTGATAAATCATCATAAGTGTACTCAAGTTCTTTTAAGTGTAATTTTACAGCCATATCAAACGTTATAGCCTCATCTATGCTTACACTGCCTTTTTCATTTTTTTTCTCTCCTATTCTACTCAGTTCAATATTGAAATATTTATATTTATTTTGATTAATAATCCCTAATGAGTATGCGCGCCTGATAATTGAAGCCTTTGAGGTTAGCCAATAGCTTTTTAATGCGCTTAGGCTTGAAAGTTTGAGCCCCTCTAATGAATTTCTTATCGCTCTTTCTGGCATTAGAAATTCAGAAGCAAAATCGTTAGCTTCTTGCTCTTTGTCTCTAACATTTGGTACAGGAAAAGCTGTGTGCATTATCAAATGCCCTAATTCGTGAGCTAATGTGAAACGTTTCCTATCATTAGGAAGTCTTTTATTCAGCACTATTACTGGAAATCCTTTTTTAGTAAATAACGATATACCATCAAACTTTTCATTTGCATTTAGTTCATAAATGATAATTCCTTTATCCTCTATAATTCTAAAAATATCCTCAATAGGTTCATTGTCGAATATTCTAAAATCCTTACGTGTGAATTGAGCAATCTCTTCAGGAGTATAGCCTTCTTCAATATCTAAGGTTTTAAGTGAGAAATCAGGATAATCAATAGAATTTGACATTTCGTCAATAATATAACCGATAAATATACAAGATGTTTCAAAGTCTTGAATAATTGATTTTGGAATGGTGTTTTTTTTGCGATAGTTAGATGTCTCTAAGTCTACTGATATTTTGCGCTCAAAAAACTCTTTTGGAAATTTCAGCACATTAAATATCTTTTCCAAAATCTCATCGGATAGTCCACCAAGTCCTTTTTCAAACTTGGATAAATTAGATTGTGAAAGCCCTTGCACCGCTTTTGACAATTCTGTTTGCGTCAGCCCTCTGTATTCCCTTGCAAGGGTAAGCTGATTGTGATTAACTTTCATAGGTGTTTTGTTGTAATTAGCCGTTAGTGTTTTTTGTAAAAAAGGTAGTAGGACTTGTCGGTTAATAAATGTTACATTGCCTTTTTACGTTTAGATTGCTCTTTAACTTTAGGTAGCAATCTTCCAGTTTTATTAGGCGTTAATATAGTAGGAGCATTTAATGATGTTAGTTCATCTTTACGAAGTCTCCATTTTATTTTTCCCTCGTCTATATAGACAAAATGAGGATTTATCAAATCACCTGATTTGCTTTTTTCCCAACCGAAAAATACGATAGGATTTTCGTAGTCAGTAGGGTCAAAAAGTTGGGTCTGCATTTGGTTTATAATAGACTGATTGGCATTTGTTTTTATATTCATAGGCATACCTTTTTTGTTTAACTTTTTAAACAGTAAAGAGTGTCCGCAGAATGTTATTACAAATCGTTTGTATTTCCAAAACTTCCATTTCTCAGGAAAAACTTTTTGGAGTTCACCTAATAGACAAGTTTGAAAAACGCTTGCTTCAAAGCCTCTACTTCTTGATTGTGGAGGGAAAGGTTTCATAGTTGAACCGAACTTTTCTTTAGCGTTTTCAAAAGCATAAAAGAACTTAATAAGCCCTTTTTCAGTACATTCAGTAATGAATGCATCTTTTTTTGCGAGCTTTCGCTTGCAGGATTGGACAAAAGTTTGTACCTTTGTCCCGTCTAAAAATTTATTTTTCATTTTATTCAAAAAATTAAGACAAATCCCACTACCTAAAATATATCTGCTGCAACAGATATATTTTTTACGATGCAAATATATAAAAAATAAATGAAATTGTATATATTTTTTTGATTTTTTTGTATTTTATTTTTGGAAACATTTTTAATTTATTGATAATAAAAATATTAGGCTCTTCTTATCACTATCGTTTTTTCTTCAATGATTATTGATTTTAAATATATTTCTACTTTTGCCCAAAACAAAACTAATATACCAATGAAAAGAATTGTATTATTACTAATAGCAGTGCTCGCTATTGCAAGTTGTTCTAAGAACGACAAAGACGAAGAAAGATTACCTGAAATTATTGTATCTAACAACCCAATATCTGTCAAAATTGGAGTTCCAGAGGATATTACTATCAGGCTAAATGAGCCTAAATGGCATATAAAAAGAGTTGAAATTGAAGATGATAGAATAGCTCGTGTTGCAGATAAACATAGTAACTATCGTGTATTTGGAGTAATAAAAGGCACTACAAATCTACTGATTATAGCTTCAAACTCTCAAAAAGATATAACTAAAAAAATTCCTATCATTGTTAGTGATGTAGAGGCTCAAAGCATATCACTACCTAATGAGTTGTCTATTACTGTAGGAAATGTTAAGCTTATACAATATAGTATTACACCTACAAACGCCACTGAAAATATAGAATGGACAACAAGTGATAAAAATATAGCCATTGTTGAAAGAGGCGAACTGACAGGTTTAAAATCAGGAATTTGTACGATTACAGCTACTATTGGAAAGTTAAAATCTTCTTGCCGTGTTATAGTAAAAGATATAGAAGTAGATGTTATAAAGTTAAAGGATTATCCAAAAGGGTGGTTAGAATTTCAATATAGTAAAAATTTAGGAGGAGACGATCATATAGAATATTCTAATATTAAACTATACGAAAATCAAAGAGTTTCTTTAAATGTTGTTTTTGAGCCTCAAAATGCCAAAGATAAAAATGTTATATGGACATCTTCTAATGCTGAATATGCAGAAGTAAAAGATGGGGTTCTTATTGCTAAAAAATCTATTGAAAGTGAAGTTACAATAAAAGGAACTCTTGCTAATGGTAAATACTTAGAACTAAAAGTAAAATCAGTAAAAATATTAGATAATTACTTAATAGACAATGTAAGACTTGAAACTTCTACAGGATACTCATTAGGTAGTAATACACCCACAAAAACAATGTATTGTTATTTTCATAACGAAACAGGATTAAAAATAAAAGTACATTCTGTAGAAATAATAGAAGCTATTACCAACACATCTTTAACTACCATTGATTACAATACTTTTGAAGAAAAAGTGGAATATTTCACTAATCCAATTCCTATAGGTAGAGAATATACATTTATCTATAAATGGAAGTTTTCCTATAATGATAAAACTTATTTTAAAGAAGCCAGAAGCGATAGAAGATAAAAAAAGCCCTCATCACGAGGGCTTTTTCTATGTACGCATTTTTATTCCTTTGGTGGTAAGTTCGTCTATACCACGTTTTACTCCAGCAAGGTCTGTCTCCATCTTATGTAGCTTATATGTGTTTGTTTCTATCCCAGCAAGGTGTCTTAGTTGTTGGGCAGCATTGGTTAGCATTGATTGATGCATTTCCCTAACTGAAAGGTTTTAAAATCACGTGTAGCATTCTCTACATTGCTACGCATTGATTGCACAAAATTACTAGTGAGAGTGTTCACTTCCTTGGCTACACTTTGTGAGTCTCCACCTTTTTTGTAAACATTTTTTATTTCCTCTTGAAACTTTTTAAATCTCTCTGAAAAGTGGACTTCAAAAAGCATTTGTTTTTGTAGTTTTTCTAACACTTTCCCCGCTGATTTACCGAACTCTACAAAAGCATCTTTTCCGTCTTTTAGAGAATTTACAATATCATTCATTAGGTCACCTCCTAACTGACCAAAAGTACTTTCTAAGTACTTATCTAACTCTTCCCCTGCTTTCTGAGCCTGTTTTTCTAAATCTATTAGGTCTTGTAATGCTCTTTTTTGTTCTTCAGAAGCAAATTCACTTGTTAATAAACTTTCTGCTCTGGACAGGTTAAGTCTCCCATATTCGTTTATTAAGTCTTTGTATTGGCTTATTATTGAAGAATATACTTTTCTTGATGTTCCCTCATCAGAACCACCTCCCCAAAGAGATGCTATCCCATTTGAGATTTTTTTTAATGTATCTTGAGCGTAGTTATGATTTATATACCCAGATTGTATATTTATGTTTCCAAGAACCCCATTTTTGATTTTACTCTGTACTTCGTTAGTTTTTTGCCTATATAGTTCCATATAATTTACAGCCTTGGCAATTTCTTTTTCACCAAATACAGAAGATTCTTTTTTAAGGAGTAGATTCTGTTCAAAAAGTAGATTGTTGTAAGTGCGTTGTTGCTCTATCTTAGTAAGCATTAGACTATTAATTTCCTCCCTTTGCTTCTTTTCGTGCGCAGCAACATTCTGAGCAATAGCAGTTGTTAATCCTATTGCAGCACCAATAATAGCCCCAGCTCCTTTCCCTATTTTACCTCCAACCTCTGCACCTTTCATTGTTTTATCTATGATATTGCTTATTTCGTTTAGGGTCTTGGCAAATTCTTTAAGGTTTTTATTATCCATAGCATCACCCAAAGCTTTAAACATATTAGTAAGCACACCCATAGCCTCGCGAGCATTGTCTATGTCTTTTGCAATAGATGATAGCGCTTTTTGTCTTTCATAATTTTGCCCTTCACCACCATCTCCATCTTCTTTATTCTTTCCAAATGCTTTTTTGAAGTTTTTTCCCAATCGTTCAAAGTAAGGGCGCGCTTCATCAGCCTTTTTCTTGGCATTGTCAATTCCTTCTCTTATGCTTTTTAAAAGATTGAGTATTTCAGGGTCATTAGAGCCTTGGAATAACTTTTGAAAAGATTCAAAGGCTTCTTCTGCCTTTTTAATCATCTCATCAATCTGTTTAGAAGTCTTTTTATTTAGGTCTGTAAACAAAACTCCTATATCATCACCTATTGCGCCTTCTTTTATTTTAAACTCTAATTCTTTTCTCGCTTTCTTTTTTAAAAGCTCCTTTATCCTCTCATCATTCTGCCCTTTGAGATTATTTTTTTCAAGCTCTAACCTGTCTTTTTCAAATTCTTCAAAGATTTTATTTTTCTCTTCTTCATAAGTCTTATACTTTTCTAACAGCTCTTTATACACTTGTTCCTGCTGCATACGTTGGCACTCGGCATTGGAGGCTAAAAGTGTCTTTTCGTTTTCGGCAAGGCGGGCTTTTTCGGCATTGATGGCTTCGGTGTTGGTGTCGAAGTCCTGCCCTTTTTTCCATTTGCCTTGTGCTGCAGCTTTTTGCTTTTCGTTCTCAATGAAGGCGGCTAACTGGTCTTGCGAACGCCTCCTTATCTCTTCTTCTTGCTTGTCGTACTCTAATTGTATGATAGCAAGGCGTTTGTCCGTTCCGTCTTGCATTATCTTGATGCGGGCTTCTTCTTGCCTAAATAGGTCATCTTGGATTTGTCGCTGGTGGTCTCTGTTGGCTTTTTCGGTGTCGAACTCTGGAAGGGTTTCTTTTTTGGCTTTTGTTGCGGCTTTTTTGTTTAAACTTGTTTGGTGTTCCTTTAATGTATTCTTTGCGTTTTTTAGATTGTCTTCGGCTTCTTTAATGATTTTTGCAAACTCTTCCTCTGTGTGTTTCCCCTTTCCTCCGTTCTTTATATTATCCAAAGCCTTCTCTGCGTCCTTAACGGCTTGTGTATATTTCTTAGTAAGGTCTTTATACTCATAGGTTTTTTCGTGAAGGTGGTCTAATTGCGCTTGTATGGCTTGTGCTTGTGTTTGTAGTTCTTCTTTATTGAAGGCGTACCACTCCTCGCCAAACTTTACACCGTGCGAAGCCCATTTTTTGCCTTCTTTTTCTTGATTTTGCAGGTCGGCAATTAGGCGTTTGCGCTGCTCTAATTGTTTTTTTAGGTCGTCTTCAGATTGGTTTTTAAGGTTGGCTGTCCAATCGCTAAGGGCATCGCTTTTTAGTTCTTTTTTGGCGTTTTTTTGCTTTTCATTGAAGTAGGCATATATTTCGCTATAATTCCCAAAGGTGCGCCAATGGTTGCCGAATTTCTCTGTAATTATTCTGTCGAGGTCTGACCCTTTGGCTATTTCGTCAAAGCCTTTACTGCCTTGTTTTGTACCTATATCGTACAATATTTTGGCGTATTCTTTATTCTTGGAATAATCGGTTTGGCGTTGCCCGCGTGCTTTATTGGCGTCAAACTCGGCTATTTCTTTTTTGAGTTTGAGTATATCGGCAAGTTTGATGCTTTCTATATCGTATTTTGCGAATATTTGTGGGTAAGCTCCTGCAAGTTCTGTAAGAGCTTTGCGCCTATCGGTATCGGCAAGGTATTGGTTGGTAGCGGTATCGATAAGTTCCTCGATATGCTGTTTGTGCTCTTGCTCTTTAGCCATAGCAACTTCCCTTTCTTCATTAAGGCGTTTTTGTGCTTTTTCGGCTGCTGAAGTTCTATCGGTAAGGACAAACATTGCTGCGGCTAATGCGGCTACTGCTGTTGCCATAAATACGTAGGGGTTGGCGAGCATAGTGGCATTGAGGAGTTTTTGGGCTTTCTCTAACAGCAAAAGCCCTCTGTATTGGGCGAGTTGTGCTACTGTCCAGCCATTAGTAAGCTGGGTGCTGAGGGCTACGAGGGTATTATTGACGGAATACCGGCATTCATAAACTGGTATAGGTCGTTGGTCATTAGCTTTCCTTGTGCTTTCACATTAGAGTTAGCCCTTAGAGGTTAGTAGGGGGTATTGTACTAACGACTAAGGGCTAAGGACTAACGACTAACAACTAAAAACTAACAACTAATGACTTATAGAGTTATTTCTTTGGTGGTGGTGTTGCCGGGGCGGTCGGTGGCGGTGATGGTGATTTTGGTGCCGGTAAGGGTGGTATTGGTGGCGGTGGTGGTGTACTCCCACTTGCCTTTGACCTGTGTGGCGGTGCCTTCTTCGAGGGTGCTGCTGTTGGCGGCGGTGATTTTGACCTTCATTGTGGTTATTTTGAAGGCGTCGCCGGCTTCGATGATGATTTTCTCGCCACTGG